ACATGTAATGTAGCCGCGTGGTCCAGCGGGATAGTCAAAGCATCTGACACCGTCCCTTTGTGGCCAACGACCAAGAGCATCCGCTGCTACTCCAAATTGGCTATTAATATCAGGAAAAAGTTCGGAGACAATATTGGCAAAGTCGCCGTCAATTACCTCTAAGACCTGATCTCCTACTTCAAGTTCTGCTCGTTCAATTAGTGCAGTTCCGAGCGAATTTGCCCATACATATGCTGTGTTTGGATCTTGATATGTAAGTTTACCTTTCCGAAGAGACGACAAAATGTTTTCTGGGAGCCAATGTTGGAGTTGGACCTGGACAAACACTGAAAGAAGAAGATCACCTGCATTCACGGACCCGAGATCAAATGTAAATGTATTTCCGAAATCTGGAGACCCCCTTACAGGGAATTCTTGAACAGATGTGGAGAACGGATGTATTCTTCTATTCAGATCTGCTGTGAATAGTGTATTTTCCACATCAAGTGGGAAAAGTGTATTATCTTGTTCATCACGACTGACCTGGTCAAGGACAGTTGTAATGTCTCCTCGTGGTCTTAGGAAATCCATTTGGGCCTCTGAAAGAAATAGTTTTTATTTGTTTATACTTATGCGCCGTTTGGTCTAATTCGCATATAATAGCGATCCTCGTCCTTCGCCCACAGAATATGTTCCATATCCATCAACAATAAGATTCATTTGTGTATTACTGCTATTCACTTGTGCCAAGTCTACATATATTGTTGGTCTGTCAGCACTCGTGAAATTCAACGTACCAGTTGGAGAAAACTCGCGGGGGGCTCTATAGGCGTGTTGTTCACCATAAGACCAGTTCATTGAACCGATGCTCCGTCCAGAATAGCGTTCCTGTTTTGCGTGAGATTCAATGTCTTGCCAGATGAGGGAACTCCAGAACTCTTCTCGGTTCTTCCCCGCAACAGTGAGTTTTATGTTATTGTAATAAGGGGCTGTAGAATCGGTCGCATTTGGTGAAAACTTCCACAGGCGATTCGCATCCAAGTCCTCACGACTCCGTATAAACCAGTACATTTGTTCCGAGGGGTGACGACCTTCAATAAGCCGTTTTGCTATTGCGGTCGCATTTGTAGCGAGTGGCGCATAATCAGAGGGGCCAAATGTGAACTTATTCTCATAGAGTCTGCTAAATGTCGCAATAGGAGTTTCTAACAACGCTTTCTGGTGTACAGGGTCAATGTAGAGTTGCTTATTTTCAAGAAAGATTGTCGGATCAGCCATCATATAGCGTGGAATAGTCTGGAAATTTGTTAAAATATTATTAATATCTCCCATAATCATTTGCCTATCCCAAGGATTCGGCTTCCCTTGTTGAGCAGGATTTGAACACTCAACCAGATCTTCTAAGCGGCGCAAAGTGAGACGAAGACGATATTGCTGCTTCTCAGTTGCGCACAAAGGTAGACCGCCTTCATCAGTGTGCTGACAGAATGGTAAAGGGATTCGTAAACGATATTGCCCCCCTGTTGCTGCGTGTTGAATTGACAGCGAAGACCCATCATGAACACCTGTAAGGGCATCTTCAAGGAACGCTGAATTATAAGAACCTCTCATATGTCTCTGAGCAAAGAGCGCATCTCCAGAGTATTCTTGTAGTAGTATATTGTCTTGATAAAATTGTATTTTATCAAAGAGAAAATACGCAATACCATTTACGTAGCCATATCTATAACCACTTACATCAGAAATCTCTGTAGACTTATTTTGCGCAGCCTCAACTGCAGGAAGCCACGTTGGAAGATTAATCAACAGTGTCGGCTCAATAAGAATATCTCCAGACTTCTCAATTTCAAATTCACACGTGCCTCCCCATTGAACACGATTACGCGGAACAATTGTTCGCAGTTCAGGAATAAATATCGGCCCAAGTTCATAACGGGCGTCAAATATATTCAAAGAAGTCTCTTCATCTCTTATAAAAAATGTGTCTTTTTTACCTCGCGCAACAAGATCGTATAGCGCACCTTCTAAAGTGGTTGTCGGCCTATCGGTCATCTCTGAAAATTGATTAGGTTTTCCCTTATAAGTAGTGTTACGAAGAATGACAAAACTTGTGATTGTCGAATCACCTGCAAAATGTGGAAAGATTGCTGGATTTCTTGGAGCGGATTATAAGGTCGTGGCGACATTTGGTCATATCAGAGCACTTGATGAGGATTTGGATGCTGTTGGCTTAGACCGAGATTTCGACCCTCGTTATCGGTTTCTTACAAAGGAAAAGGCGAAGGCTATTAACGCAATTAAGGATGCTGCGAAAGGTTGTACACAGATTTTCCTGGCGGCAGATGATGACCGTGAAGGTGAGGCGATTGCTTATTCTGCGTGTCTACTGTTGAAACTGAATCCTGCTACAACTGCTCGCGCCGTCTTCCGTGAAATTACTCATGATGCCGTGTGTGGTGCTATTGCGAAGCCTCGGCTTCTCGATATGAGTAAAGTGTTTGCCCAACAGAGCCGTGCTGTTCTGGATATGATGGTGGGATTCACAATTTCTCCACTGCTCTGGAAACACGTAGGTTCAGGTTTATCCGCTGGTCGTTGTCAAACACCTGCTCTGCGCCTTGTATGGGAGCGTGAAGAAGAGATTCGGAACTTTCGCGCAGAGTCTTCGTGGGGTATTAAAGGAACTTGGTTCGGCGGCGGCAAGGCGAGTCGCGAGGCATTTGATTCTTTCCTTACAGATGATTTGGAGGATGAAGAGTCAGCGTTGAATTATTTGGAGAATCATAGCGACAATCAAGCGGCTGTAGTATGTGCTGCTGATACTCGGCCTTGGACTGAGAGCGCACCTGATGCGCTTATTACAAGCACATTACAACAACAATCGTCATCACTGTTTCATATTGGTCCGAAGAATACAATGTCGTCCGCACAACGTCTGTATGAACAAGGGCATATCACTTATATGCGGACGGATTCGACAACAATGTCTGAAGAGGCTGTTGCTTCTGCGAAAGTTCAAGTGGAGGCGCTGTATGGTCGTGATTATATTGGTTTAGTTGCTCCTGTGGAAGAAAATGTGACGGTCAAGGTGAAGGTCAAAGCAGGTCGACCAAAGAAAGAGGCCTCTCCAAAAGCCCAAGAAGTCCCTAAAGCCCAAGAAGCCCCTAATCCGCAAAATGCTCATGAAGCGATTCGTCCAACACACTTTGAACATCGCACACTACCCGCCGACGAAGACTGGTCAACAATTGACCGCAAAATCTACGGTCTCATCTGGCTCCGCGCTATTCAGAGCATTATGGCATCCGCCAAAGGCGAAAAGCGAATTGTGAAGTTTGTCGCAGAAGGTGATGAAGAAGCCGGATTTGAATGGGCATCCGACTGGAAGCGTACAACATTTGAAGGCTGGAAGAAGGCCGATACGAAAGCCACTGAACAAACCGATGGAGACGCCGCTAAAGACGCAGCAGCAGATGCGTGGACCGCCGCCACAGCACTCATACCAGGTTCTAAACTGAAGTGGGCAACACTTGAAGCATTCCCTAAAACCACAAAGTCGCATCCCCGCTATACCGAAGCAACCCTTGTAAGGGAACTTGAAAAGCGTGGAATTGGTCGTCCATCTACATTCGCAATGCTAATTGGAACAATTCAAGAGAAGAATTATGTTGAAAAGAAACATATTGAAGGCGCTGAAGTTGTTCAGAAGCGCTATATGTTAAATAAGCCTAATGTATGGAATACTGAAGGACCCCAGAGTGAAGAGAAGAAGGTTCGTCTCGGTGCTGAGAAGGATAAACTTGTCCCTACAGGATTGGGCGCATCTGTTGTTGAGTTTGCCCTGAAGCATTTCCCAGATCTCTTTAATTATCCTTTCACCGCTGCTATGGAAACTCGTCTGGACAAGATTGCGGATGGTTCGGAAGAATGGAAACTTGTGTTGAGAGATACTTGGAATTCGTATAAGGAGCGTTATAGCGCCTTGAAAACTGCAAAAACATCGGCTGAAGATTCGGATCACAGGCGTGAACTTGGAGACGGACTCACAGCAATTAAGACACGGAAAGGACCTCTTCTTATGCGTGAATCTCCTGATGGAAATAAGGATGAGACAAAGTTCTATGGGTGGCCTTCAGGTGTTGCTTTTGGCGCACTTCAACTCGCAGAGGCTCTTACGTTTATTAATGGAAAAGATAGGGTTCTTGGTTCATATGAAGGCGAAGATATTCGTCTGAAAGATGGTCCATATGGCAAGTATATTCAGTACAAAGATGTGAAACTCCCTTACAGTGATGGTGAAACACTTGATGCGATGATTGAGCGAATTAGTGCGAAACTGACTACTGCGTCAGATGCGAAGCAAGTGGGGCAATACGAGATTCGGAATGGGCCTTATGGATTATATATGTTTAAACACGCGGCTGCGAAGAAGCAGTTTGTGTCTGTACCTGCGGGAGTAAATATTACAACATTAACGGAGGCGGCTGCTACTGCGCTGTTTCAGGCAGGATTGGCTGCGAAGGCTCGTTCACAAAAGTTCAAATCAATTCGAACGCCAGTGGACGGTGAAAATGGTTCTAAAAAATATGGAAAAGAAAAAAAGAAAAGTGATTAATGCAAAAGTTAAGAGAATCTTATGGCTTAATTTTTGTATTAATTACTTGATATGTCTAAATTATTAATTTTCCTACTTATGTTTTTATAATCCAATTATTGTAGAATAGTGGTCCAACAAGAGTTGTAATAGGAGTAAAGGTGTTTGATGCACTTCCTGACACATTGTTAGCAGTTAATCTTATAATATAATTACACAATGGTAGTAAATTTGTTAATGACAAGTCTACATTACTTGCATTTCCTGATCCCATACTTAT